CCCTAGCCCTAGCAGATGCAATCATGTTAGATCGAATAGCTGCTCTACGTTGTCTTTTCTGTTGTAGTTCTTGTGCTCTCTGTTGCAGACGAGCAGATTTACTAGCTGCTTTACCAGCTTGCACTGTCCCTGCTACACCTACTGCTGCACCTACGGCTGCTACACCTGCTGTAAAAGCTCCCGTTGCTCCTGCTCCAAGTATTGCACCACCGATTGCTGTAAAAATAGCCATTTTATAGCTCCTTCATGTAATGGGTTTCAGCTTTTGAGTAACCCATACGTTTATAAACTTTACTGAGGTCTGCGATATTCTCTAGGTAGGCCATCCCAATAAACTTAGCACCTTGTTCTTTTGCCCAGTTTTCATAGAACGCCATCAACTTAAAACCTGCCTTAGTGTGTCGGTAGTCTTTACTTACAAACCATGCAATCTCTGAAGCTACTTTCTGAGAAGAAAACAAAGGCTCCATCACCTGCCCTACAAGATAACCAGCTATTTCTCCGTCTACTTCAGCTACAAAAGTTTCTACTTCTTTCATTGGCAAAGTCTGTAGAAAGACTTCTTGTGTTTTCTTAGCATCCCAAGAGTAAGGTAATTTAGACTCTTTGTGAAACTGTTTAAAGAGCAACAGGCAATCTAGTAGATCATCTTCTGTAGCTTTTCTAATCTTAGATACCTGAGTTTCTTGCACCGATTACCTCGTAACCTACCAGATGAAAGTCTTTACCTTCTGTACTTTCAAACCGTAGTTTCATTGAACGTCCTCTGCCTCTGACTTTTGACTTAGTAACAACAGTATCTGTAGGATAGTTGATTGAACTAAGATCGTTAGGGTCTACAACAGGAACGTCTTTAAGTTTGTAGATTTCCCTAGGTGTCGAGTTAGTCTTGCTTAAGTTCCAAGACACAGACATCTTACAGCTTGAAGGATTGATGAAGGCGTAACCTAAACCGTCTGCTACATAGCCATCTTCTGTGACACGCATGTAGGTTGTAACATAGGGAGCATTTTTGAACCCTGACATGTTACCCATGAAATCATAACCTGTTTCAGCAAAGCTGCTGTAGTTTGCATCACCCCAGTCTAGGTAAGCATCCCCCCTAAAAGTAGCTACAGTAAGTTTAGAGTCCGTACCACTTCTAACAAGAAGTTTAATCTCACTGTCACCCTGTAGGAAGTCACGGTATAAAGTAGCAACCACATCGTCAGACCCGTTAACAATAGTATCTGAACCGTTAACTACTTGTGTCTCCGTAGAGGTAGAACCTAGACCACTAAAGTAAGAAGTCCCGACAATGTAGTGTCCGTCTGTACCGTCACTTACTTTCCAAGGGTAGAAGGCTTGAAGAGGTAGGTCAAGAACAAGGATGTTATTGTACTTGTAGTCAACGGTCTCATCTTTGTCAGGGTAGAACCAGAAGATACGTTGATTGATCTGGTCATACTCAGCAAAAGCCTGTGCCTTCTTTTCGTTAGGGATATCATTCCAAAGTGTTTGAATTGTGGACAGAGACAAGTTGTTAGCTGTAGGTGTGTTCAGGTTCTCTCTAGCTTGAATTGCGTAGATACCCGTCTTAGCCCACCAGATAGGGATGCCACCACCTACAACAAAAGTGTTCTCGTTAACAATCCCTACATCTGAAATCTGAGTAATAGCAAACTCTGTAGCACGAAACACGTTGTCCACACCAGCAACAGCCCAAACACCGTTCTCAGCAAACACAAGCAGGGAAGCTCCTAGTACGTGCAGTTTACGGATGTTATGGGCATCAGGGATGCTGACCACACCGCCATCTGTGTCAAGTAGGTCAGAGATAACCTCAGAAGTGGGGTCATTTACTTGGTAGCAGTTACCAATGTCACGAATGTTTTCAGTTAGTCTAGAGAAGTAGACCTTACCTCCGTTCTCAGCTGAGTCGATACCCGCATAGAATACACGACCTGCATAGGCTGCAACAGTACGGAACCTACCTGTCTCAACTTCAGTTGTTAACCCAGACCGAACCTTGTTAAACACATCTAGAACAAAGTGTCCGTTAGCTGCTAGTGATGAGCCAGTGTAGATTTCTTTCCAGTCTGCTTCACTGAAAGCACCGTTAGCATCTTTACCTGAGTACCAAGCATGAGTTAAGGGAGGATACCCATCTGAGCCATCTATGTAATCTGTAAGGGCAGCAGAACCTTTGTCTCCTATCCAACCTACGTTCTGAGTGTCGTAAGTTCTTTCTGAAGTTACTGGGTCTGTTCCTGTTTTCTCAAAGTACTCGTCAGTTACTTCATCAATAGAACCTTGCCATTCAAAGTCACGTTCTTTGAACTCAATCTCTGTGTCTGTAATCTTATTAGGACTACCTGCTTCGTCATACTCAAGGTAGACTGTGTTAATAGCTGGAGAAGCCACAACAAGAACACCGTTCAAAGAAGTAACTTGAATACGTTCTTCTGAAGGGGAAAGATTGTTACTAGCAGAAACTGTACTTAGATCAAAGCTGGCATTTGCAACCTTCTGATCAGACAGAGGGTTTCTAGCCTTCTCATAAAAAGTTAAGTCCTTGCCGTTCTGCACAACAAGAAACTCTAGATTAGTTTGACCTGCTACATTGTACCAGCTTGATGTCTGGATAACAGAACCTTCTGCGATAGCTGTACCAGAAGTTACAGCATTCTCCTCTAGAGTAACAGCCTTACGTCTACGACGAGTGCCATCTCTCTCTAGAGCACAGTTAAGTTCATCTACAGATGCGTTCTCAGGGAACGTAAGCTCAGAGGCCTCAGTAATGAGACCTTTGACAAAGGTATTAACCGTTCTTTGTACTAAGCTCTGAGGCATCTAGTTTTTCCTTATCGGCCTTACGAGCCTTAGACCTGTCATTAACTGTTTTACGAGTAGTTGGCTTCTTCAGTTCAAGGTGTCGAGTTACAGCTCTTAATGCTGAATCAATTCCTGTCCACCTACCGTTTAGTTCCTGAGGAACCTGTGCTCCGTTCTCATACTTGACTGCGTAAAACTTAAAACCGTCTTGAGGCTTATAAACGATTAGTGCTTTTTCTGTCTTGTCACTATAAACTTTAATTTCTTGACCGTCTGCACTTCGGGCTAATTTAACGTCTGCCATAGTTGTTATGAGGCCTTCCTCTGTTTACTTTGTGTTTATCGTTCTGGACGTAAACCTTCTGACGCCTAGCTACTTGCTCAATCTTAGGGTCAGGGCCTGTCTTAAACAAAGACATTGCTGTAGCCTTAGCCTCTGCTAAGAGGTAGGGAAACATAACTGCATCAATATCAGGAGTGAAGGTGTCAGAGAAAGAATCAAATGTTGGGAACTTAACACCGTATGCCCGTGTTTTAGCAGAAGTTAGAGTAGCATCTACTGAAGACATGTAAGCATCTAGTACTACATTTTCGTCATCAAAAGATGTGTAGTAGGTAGGCATGACATCATTACGAATAAGAAGTGTACTGTCTGCTTGAACGTCAGCAACTTGCTTTATATTAGACGCAAGACTATCTCTGCCGTCAGACAAAGCAAAGAAATTATCTGGCTCTAAGTAGGTCAACCTTTTATATTCTACCCCTCCAACTGCCTTAGAGACGTTGTAGTCTAGAAACTCAATGTTCTTTACACGAGAAGGAAAACTAAAGTGAGTAGGACGAGCAGAACTAGAAAAAGAAGTTAACTTAAATGCTTGGGCATGTACTGGGATAAAACGAGTAGCAATAAGGTTAAAGTAAGTATTCTCTACTACCTTAGCAATCTGTTCGGCTTCGTTAGAATCCGTAATGCTGTTGACCTCCTCCGAATCCATATCGGACAAGATGTTTTGCACCATTTCGAGGAGATTCATTCTCATGTTATGCACTCATTCCAATAATAGAAAGCTGAAGGTTGGCATAGATTACTGGGGTGTTGTCTGCACTAGCCTTAGACTTAATCTCAATGTAGTCATTTTCTACAAGAGTAGTCATGGCTTGGACTGTCATAGAACCCCACTCATCGTTAGTACCTAGAGTACGGATGGTACGGGAACCTGCAATTTATGTACCGCTCTTGAACAAAGCCCACTCTACGTTACGGTCTATACCACTCTCTTTACCAGCTGAAATAACAAAGCTGATGTAACCATGTACTGTTTCTGTATTGTCATAGACTATACGAAGGTTGGGTGACGTTACTACTGTGAAACCATCTACGTGTGTCTGTGAAGGAGTAAAGTCTACAAACTTCTCAGCAATGTCTGTATCAAGAGTATACGCATAAGTAGGGGAGGTAACACTAAAGTTAGTAGCTACTGAAGCATGGGAGTGAATAGGTTGCCATGTACCACTACCTGAACCATTGGCTACGTATACTTCACCACTATTTGCAGCAGCAGTACCCTTAGGTTCGTGCAAGGCACTACCAGTAAGGGATGAATGTTCTACGTTAGCCATATTATGTATCCTTAGCGGGGGGACTTGTTAAGTCTATTATACACAGACCTGAACTTATTGTCAAGATAAAAAGAGTAAGAGGAGGAGATTTCTCCCCTCCCCTTGTATTTTAGTTACGCAAGAGGCGCAGTCATAACAGTGGCCAAGTTCTCTGGACGGTACAACTTCATACCATAACGTGCAGTAGTTACAAACTCTGTACGTTGGTAGTCTTTGTTGTACTCAGTGTCCACCTCTGGCATCTGACGCCATGCACCAACGAATGGTAGTACAGCTTGGTCAGCAGAGAAGAACATGTTGGTGATTGCGTTGTTTACAGTTGTACCACCGATAGTTTCAGCAGTTTCTGTCTTCAAGTAGTTAGAAGTATAAACATCGAAACCATAGATGTTTGCAATGAATGACATGCCAGTGGCGATACCATCACGTACAACACCTTCCCAACGTGGGTTGTTTGATACGTTTGTCAACTGAGACAATGTATTCAATTCGAACTCAACAGATGGGTCAACGATTGCTACGAGGTTCTTCTGTGGAACCTTTGCAGTTTTCAAAGCAAGGTTAGCTTTAGCAAAGTCTGCTACGCCAATCTTACCACCAGTACCAGAACCTAGCATACGGTGATCAACGCCATTGATTGCGTTAGCATTGTCAAGTGTCTGCTGGCCACCAAGTGCCATGATGTCTGTTTCAACACGTTCCATCAAAGCACGTTCTTGGAGTGGTACAAACTGAGACATGATCTCGTTTGCGTAGTACACGTCCTGCATTGCTTTGTTGGTGATGTAGTTACCAGCTTGCAGGTACTCAGTGATTGAGAATGTGAACTGTGCATCGTCGATTGGATCGTATGTTACAGACGCATCTTCGGTGTAGTCATTGATTGTCGCATCACCGAGTGATGGGATTTTGAATGTATCGCCGTCTGGAAACTGGTCCAGCCACTTTACATATTTCATACCTTGCAGTTCGTCACGCAAGATTTCTTTAAGCTCGGCGGACCAAACTTCTGCACGTTTAGCAAGTGCGAGTGTTGCTACTGTGTTACCAGCCATTTTCTTATTCCTTTATCGGTAGAAGTTGTCACCCAGACGATCAGCATCTGCCATCATTTGTCTTTGGGTTGACGGTTTATAGTATAGGGACGAGTTCTCTCTGCGAAGGCGTTGGTAGTAACCAAAGTCCTTTTCAGAAGAGGCTTGCATTGTAGAACCTTCGGTACGAATGCTCCCTTGAACCAGTGGGTTTACTTTAGGTGCTGGCTTACCCATCAACTGCATAAACGCAGATGGTGACTTAGCAGCCATACCTTGTAGTTCTGCCAAAGGTAGCCCCAGTTCTTCTGACTTCTGCCTTACTGTGGCAGCTGCCTCTGTTCCGTAGGCCTTTTCAAGTTCTGCTTCAACAAGAGCAATGTTGCTATCAGCTACAGTTTTCTGCTCTCGTTTCCTCAGGGTCTGTTCTACTAGGCTCTCAATGTTTGCTTCACTCGAACCAAGCTGGGTATTAGCTTCAGCCGACGTGCCACTATTATTATAGTTGGGGCTTGAAAGATCGGTTGTGGATGCCGATGCCTTTTCTTCCAAACGGTCAGTTACACCAAGTCGATAAGTCTGTTTCTCTAGGTCAGCCTTGAGTGCAGCATTTTCTTGTTTCATCTTTTCGATGAACTTATCTGCTTCAAGTTTTCCTTTTGCTAGTGCTTCGACATCGTTAAACTTACGACCCTCACCCACAAGATCACCTACAACAGAAGGGGCGGTCACCGCTTCACTAGATGCTACTTGCTCACTCTGCGTTACAGGGGTCACCTGCTCTTCAGAAAATACACTCATTGTTAATCCTTGTCTAAGTTGATAAGGTCCAGCACAGTGGTCACTGCTCTATTGAACCCGTTACGATCTGCTTGCTTGTATGCCCACGAGGGTGAGTCATAGTCAGCAGCAGGGGTAGTATCCTTTAGCATAGGCTCTAGGATTTCTTTAAGACGGTCTAGGCTCTCACGATTAGACTGGAGTACCTGTGCTACCGCCTCTTTTTGTTTCTTTGACTTGCAGTCCTTAAACCAAGCTGCCTTCACTCTACAGGCTCCTCAGAGGCTTGAGGAGGGGCTGCTTGCAGTTGCTGCATGTCCTGCTCCACTCTTTCCTCTTGTTCGGCCTCAAACTCGACCTGTGCGTCTGTGACGACCTTCTGAGTCTCAAGCTGTTCAGTGACTGCAATGTTCTCACCGAAGAGTGCTGGTTCACCCAGTTCATCTGCCAACAAACGAGCAAACTCTTTACCTGACAAGTGAGAAGCTACAGTAGGATCAGAGGCTTTGATCTGATACATGGTGGTAAGGTTTTGTACACGTTGAGCACGTTCAGCAAAGTGACGAGCACCCATTGGTACGATCTTACCGTTTGACTTTAGATCATCACGAGTAATCTGTGTAAAGAAGTACAGGCCTGTGTCCTCGTTCAAGACCTTAGCTGTATCTTCGTAGTCCATGTTACGACGAGCTACTTCAAGCATCGCATTCAAGATAGGCTCAAGGAACACACGTTCAAAGTGAGCAGTCTTGTGCTGGAAGATACGACCCGCAGCAGTCATCAACTGGTTAACTTCAAAGGCTGTCTTCTCACCAGCACTACGGATACCCATAGCCTCACGAGGAGCACCAGCCATCATCTCCATCTTAGCTTCTAGCTCTCTAATCTGGAAGTCAGCATTGAGGGCTGTGCTGTCAGGTACAAGGTAACCTACGTCACCCTCATCACCCAAGTAGATACGAGCATTAGGCTCAAAGTCGAAGTCTTCTACGTCACCCCTGATCTTAAGAACTGGGTAGGCAATCTGGTCAAACACGTCAGCCTTAAGGTTCTCAAGGTGGTCAATACGGTACTGCATACCTACGAGGTTGTCTAGTGGCCCCATGCTGTAGAGGTTGTCAGGACGATCACGCCAGCCTACATGGAAGATAGGATCACGACCAAGGAAGCTAGGGTTCTCTTCGTTAGCCAACACGTAAGAACGGTCCACAATAGTAATAACACGATTGTTCAGGAACTTTCCTGTCTCTGTGTCATAAATGTCACCATAGAACGTAAGTACTTCTACGTAGTCAGACTCATAGTAGTCAGTAAGGTTAGAGAAGCCATCAGCTACAAACCCTTGGGACTTGTCGTTGTCTACTTCGTTACCCTTGGCTGCACCACGGTTACCTAGCATCTTGTTAAAGATGTCAGACATGTACTCTTTGTCTGGTGCTGTCTCGACCATACGTTGTACTTCACCCAAAGTGAGGACAGAACGAATGATCTTAGGAGTGTCAGCAAACTCAGCAGCTACTGGGTTGAAGCAGATGTCATGCGGAGAGATACGAACCAGTTTAGGACCAACATAGTTTACAACACGGTCACCGTCTTGAAAGTCTGTGATCTTACGTTGAAACTCTACAGTAGCAAAGCAGTTACCGTACTGAATGTAGTCGTTAATAAGTTTACTTGTTGTGTTTACAAAATCAGACTGACGCAGCTTGTTCTGCATGTATGCCTGAATGATGTCACGTTTAATCTTGACATCACCCTCACTATCCGTAGCTTCAAAACGAAACCATCTCTTCTGTGGAAACAAAGCAGCAAAGTAGTTTGCGTGAAGGTTGTCAGCAATCTGTGTTAGCTTAGGGGTAGTCGTAGAGTTAGACCAAGGCAACTTGTTGTTGCTTGTGGTACGTGTGTCTGTTGCATACAGATAGTTACGCAACTCTTTCCATTCCTCAACCTTATTGGATCGTGCATTATTCCACGAGGTCCAACGGGCAGCAATGTCCACAGCTAGGGCATGTGGATTAATTACGTTTTCAATATCAATGGTAGTGCCAGCCATGGTGACTCCTAGTCCTAGATATGTGTTAATAATAACACACTTTATAATCTGTGTCAAGTGTTAAAATGCAACACCACCGAATTTAGGGTGAAATACTACATTATTATCTTGACTGCGAGTTCGCCTTACTGAACTACTAGGCTTGATGGCTACTTCTACAGCAGCTGCAAGACAGTCTTTACAGTCATCGTGTGCGGGGTTGTAGGAAACAAGTTCCTCTTCAAGCACCTGACAGTTGCCTCCACGGTAGTGAAACATCTGTAGGTTGTCGTAACGAGGTTCAAGGATAGCAGCAATACGTTCCTCTTTAGAACCTTGGTGTCTGTTAGGTCTGTGCTCATCAATCTTTAAGGCAAGACCATTCGGTTTGATGTAGTT